TCTGCAAACCTGTACGCGCGGTCGTCGTCAACGTGGATGCTGGCCTGCACTCTCCTTAAATCAGTATCTTGCAATATACTACCAAACAGCCGTTTTGCATAACGGGCAAAGGATGCCGGGGTTTTGAGGCAATCTGGCGAAACCAGCACCCAGCCTTCCCCTGCGCCAAACCACATAATATGCGCTCCGCCAACAGCCAGAACCTTGTCGTCGTCAAGCAACGTGTAGGCCACTATGTTGTCGTGGCCTAACAGCCCCGCGCGGGACGCCTGCCCAAACTCGTAATCCAAGTCAATGTTGTACACATCATCATGTGTGTAGGGTCGTATGTTAAGCATCGAATGTGTTAGACCTCCGCATCACTGCCAGAATTGTCATCGGCAGGGGCTGCGTCTGTCTAACGAACACTCTGGCATCATTGTCGTAACCAGACGGGAACGAAATCTCTTTGTCCCCATCGAACATTGGCACAGCCTCATCCATCGACATGCTGCTGTCACGGAATGGGAGGCGGTCCAGATTGTTCTCGTCAGGACCAATCTCAGCGCCTACCGTGTCGAGGAACCGAATGGTAGCCCCGTGGATACGTTTGATTTTGCCCTGAGACACACCGTCGTCGGCCCCACCCTCCATGCGCAAGGTCTGTACCTTGGAGTCATAAGAATAGCCGACATGCACTGTGCTGGCACTGCGGTCCAGTGTAACCACACCGCCGCTAACAACCTTGTCTGCGTGGGCAGCGCCGTCGGCTAGAATCTGCACAGTCTCACCCTCAAGGTGATTAAGGCCACTAATGGTGGTGGTAGCGCTGTCGTCGTATGTCAGGCCGGAATCTACATAGAAGGCATCAGCAACGTCAGTGCCGAAATAGATGTTTTCCATGAAGACAATATGGCGGACTGTTGTGCTGTCAATGGTGCGCTGCACAGACAGGTACACTTGGTCTTCTGCGCCGCTTGGGATGGCCGTGATGCTCTCAACAACAGCGGTGCCGCCCAGCGGGTGAGTGTGCCAGCCAATCGTCTGATTCTGCGGGTCGTAGGACAAGCCAATCAAAGTGCCATCTGTGCGCACAAACCACAGGATAAGCTCAGGCTCCTGCTGCCAAATCATGTCAGTCAAACCGCCACGGGCGATGTGTTCTGCCAAGATGGTCAGGTCACGCCCTACAAGCCCGTCAGTGTCCAAGTCAAACGTAACTTCTTTGACCTTCTCCTGCCCCTTCTGAATAAGAATGGTGCTGGACCCAGCGCGGATGGGGCGCACGTCAGATGAGCCAAAGGTGGTCTCACGAAGGACGTTGACGTTAGTCGGCGTAACAGGCTGTGTGCCGGTGCCGCCCGACAAGGTGAACTCAGCGCTGCTTGTCAAAATCTGCAAAAAGCGGCCCTGAATCATGTGTTTGATGACATTCACTTGGTCGGATGCAATCGTAACGTTAATACCCTTGTCGTCATCGGTTCCCGGCTCATGGTTCTCAAAATCGGCAGTAACTGAACCAAAGATTGTTTGTGGCTGGTTTACCGTGCCAGCGAAAAACAACCGCTCCTCGTAAAACGCCACCGCCCTTGGGTAGCCGTTCTTTTCGCTAAACGCACCCTCAGACCATGTTTTAACACCCGCAGACAAGCCAGCGCTGCCGCCACTCGTGTATGCTGTGTAGCCTGTAGAGTCGATGCCAGAAAGCTGAAAGGTGTTTGTGGTGACACCGGCAACGGTAAATACAAGGTCATTAACCTCTGTCATACCAACGACACTTCGGATAATAATCTTGTCGCCGTTAGAAAACCCGTGAGATGAAGCAGTAACAACCGCTGGGTTTGCCTGAGTTATGTTCGTGATTGTTGCCGTCAGGGACGCGACGTGATTATCCGAAACCCTCTCAACAACATCCACGGTTGCAATGTAGCCAGAATCTACAGACGTGACTTTCACATACCCGCTGCCGTTGTGCCTGAACAGCCACTGCGTAAATCCGGTTGTGCTGTCGTGATAAGACTCAGTGCCTTCAAGATGGACGGGCGGCGTAGCACCGGTTGTGGTAGATGAGCCGGTGACGTTTTCGTATACGTTGTCGTCGTAATATACCAAATCGCCATCGGCGTATGTTTCGCCAGCAACCCAAGCCTCGTGGTTAATCTCAACGGGCTTCCTGAATCGGAACAACGCGCCGACATGCGTGGATACAAAGTAATCACTTGTTGATGTCATTGTGACACCAGTCCCAGGCGCTGAATCCGAAAGCTCAAGGGTTGTTTCTGTGGTGTTCTCGTCCAAATAAGGACCGTCAACAAAGTCTATGTCTGCAAGCGTAAAGCTGGTAGCTGTGGTGCGGGTCAGCTTTGCTGGCTCATGGTCCTTGTGCGCAAGGTACAGCACGTCGGCAGACTGAACGTGGTTTAGTTCAAACACCTCTGTGACTGAGTATGTGGTGGTGACTTCGACAATCTTGCCGGAGGTGCCGCCGCTGGTGTAGGCCGTGAACGCAGACCCGTCGATGCCAGACAACTCAATAGTGTTTGTCGTAGCGTTGGCCACCGTAAATTCACGGTTATTCAACTCCACCATGCCGCCGACATTCTTAACAAAGATGCGGTCGCCGTTGCTCAGGCTGTGGCCAGTAATCGTAAGAACAACAGGATTGGCTTGCGTTGCGCCGCTGATGGTTTCCGTGGCCTCAGTCAGTAGCCCGCCATCTTTGAAAAAGCGGATATAATTCGCCCCAAATTCAAGGACATACGCCTGTTCGTCACTGAACTGGAAGTCGATGAGTCGGACCTTGCCACCGTCTTTTGATGTGCCAGCGTACTTGGTTCCTGGCCTGCGGGTGATGCCGCCCTGCGGGAAGATAAGCATGTTCTCCAGCTTCTGTGCGCCAGAGGCATACTTTTGTAGGTCAATGCGGCCTTCAAGACGCGGAGAGAACTCACCCGCTTGAAAGTTTGTGACAATAGTTGAAACACGGGCCATATCAGAACCTGATGTTTACAAAGTCGTCTGCAATCATTTTGTCCGGCACACCTTCCATAGCGTCAATGGACCGTGCCTCACGCATCCGCAACTCGTATAGCTGCTGCATCGACTGGCTCACAGTCGTGCTGCCCGTGATTGCGTAGGCAGTCTCAGCCGCCAGCTTGTGAGCAATGGTGCTGGAAAGTAGGGAGTCGTAAGTCTCTGTGTCCGTAATCCGGGCCAAGTAAGTAATCTTACAAGTGCCTTCGTTGCTAAGAACCTTGCGGCCCTCAATCTTAAACATGACCTCGCTGTCATACGGAGCCACGTCACTGTCGATGTTGCTGTTCCAGAAGGATAACACCCGCAAGCAGTACGGGTCAGTCGGCAGCGTAAACTGGTTGGCAAAGCCAAAGGCCGGTGTTTCAGAGTCCTTTGCCAGCGATGCCCGCGTAATCGCTACATTCCAAGGGTGGGAGCGCAAGACGCCATCTCTGACAGTTTCAAACCGACGGTTACACAGTCTTGCTTCTTTTGAGTTTTCGGTGAGCGCAGTAATCGTAGCTGCACCCAACAGGTCCATTGCCTCGTTACAGATGTCCACTACGGATGGCATTACTTTACTAACCTTTCCAAATCTATGAGGACGCCTTGGCTCGTATTAGAGTCTCCGCCCTTCCAAATCTTGCCTTCGTCCTTGGCTTCCTGCACAAGCTCTTTGAGCCGTGCTGTGGGCAATATTACCACAGTTTCGCCGTCAATGATAAATGCCCAGAAGTCTGCCTCGGTCGTGTCTATGCCTGACGGCTTCCCCCTAGAAAAAAACTCCACAAACACCCTGCCGGTTCGTGAAGCCTTGAAGTCTCTTTTTATTTCAATAGTTCGGTTTTGCAGTACGTCAGCAAGCCAACTTTCCGCCATTTGACCTACCTTAAGGTCGTACCGGAAGTCCCTGTTGTACTCCACCCGTCTATCCTCCGGAGCAGGAGTGAAAGGAGGGCGGTGTCAAGCCGCCCCCCTTAACTGGTTAGTCTACGACGTACTCGATGATGAACGCCATGTCACCGGCAGAAGCGCCCTCGGCACTGAACGTAGCAGCGACGTAGTACACGTCACTCGGGTCAGAGCTTTGGCCCGCCAGTTCCCACACCTGTTGACCAGTTGTGTTGAGGTTAGCAACCTCATAGCGGAGTTCTGCGACACCGGCACCGTCAGCAACGTCAGTGGCAAGTGCATCCTCGTCAACAACTACACCGTCATTGGTGTAGAAGCCGACATTGTAGGTGCAAGAGCCGCCGAGTGCGTCCGAGCCAACACGAACCGAAACGAGGGTCGCGTGAGTCGGAACCGGAGCCAGCATAACGATGTCGTCATCGTTAGTGTCGGTTGCAGCAAGTGCTACGTTGCCCTGAGCAATACGGACACGTCCGCCAAGCTCAGAAGCAGGGTTAGCAACTTGCGGGAGTGCCTCAATGTTGGCAATGAGGTCTGAATTTTTAGTACCCATCTCTCAATCTCCCTTAGGCCTGGCCGTCAAGGTCATCTTCGTCACACTTGATGCGAACAACCATGTTCTCTTGCATCCGTGTAGCGCCGATGTCCATGCAGTAATAGACTTGGGTTGCATAACCCTTGTCTGCCCGCTCATCAATACGAGCCGATACGTCTTTGCCGATACCCAACGCAACGCCTTCCTCTGCCCAAGCAAAGCAAGTGCGGACGTTATCAGCATCAACCGACAGACGGTTCGACATGATGAAGTTGAAGCCCATGAACTGATTGATTTCACCCTGGACCAGAGCCTTCACAGTGTTGAAGTCAGCCGAGGTGACGCTGGTGTCAGCAAGCAGTGCATGGATTTGGCTTGGACCCATTACGATGTAGCGAGGAATCGAAGGGTCAACGTCAGCCTGGTCCAGCAGCTTCTTAGCTTCGCGCAGCTTCGTCAGGTTCATGTTGGTTGCGGCACCACCGACGGCAACGCCTACGTCCTGCCCTGTATCGAAAGCGGTCGAGGTCGAGCCGGTTTCGCCAGTGTTGGCAGCAGCGTCAAATGCCGTGATGATAACGTCGTCCATGGCACGACCCATAGCAGCAGCGGCTGCCTGAGCGTAGGACGAGGTTGGGTCGATGAGCATACGAACCTTGTCTTGGTCGTCGATAAGGTCGGCGTACTCATACGATGCGAGGCTCAGGCGACGACGCGCATGTGGCGTATCCATCTGAGGGGTGTCGGCGTGGCGAGTAGTCCGCAGTTGCGCGGTCGCTACACCAACCTGGTCGATAAAGGCATTTTTACCAACAACATTCTCGATGCGCACAGTATCACGCAGACGGGAACCCATCTGCTGTGCAAGCATCTGCACATTCGCAGAATACTGTTGTACAAATGCCGTAGTGACTTGAGTAGACATCCTGTCTCTCCTTCTACGTCATGGTTGCACTAGATTCCGGTGTGCTACCCTCTCGGACACTCCTAGCTTTTCGAGCCTGCTTGCGGCCACCGTCTTTCCGGTTGTCGGCAGGACGGGCAAGCCCGCTACCCTGCATGACCCACTCGTAGTATTTATCTGCGAGTCGGGCCGGTTCGACTACATCACGCGCGGTTCCAAACTCAATCGCGTAACGTAAACACTCAAGGCGCACATGGACCAAATCATCCTGTTCCATGCAGAACGCCCATCAAATCTTGTACACGCTCAATGGCCGCTTGGCGACCAATTACGTTCTTACGGTCCCAATACACATGTGACTTGTCATTCATAATCGCATCAATCTCTTGCTGCGCTGACTGACGGGTCATCATGCTGCTAGAAGGTGCATCAGAAACCGTGTCTTCACTGGTCACACTTTGCCTGAACTCAGCCATTTTTGCAAATGCCTTAATAAAATCAGGGTGGTTCCCGACTTTCGTGCCATCTGCTAACTGCATTTCAAGCAACTCACCGCCGCCAAACTGCTGTGCAATTTTGCCAGCGTCTTCAATGCGGGCGTCAAAGTCATCGCCCCACTCCTTGCGAAGCGACATCTCGGTCTGGCTGCGCTGTTGTGTCTCAGCTTCTGTTGTCATCTCAGAGGCTTGTGAGGCCATGCTGCGATAATAGTCCATGATGCCGTTAGCTTGGTCCGGCGTCAGGCGCAGCTTGTGCGCTATGTCAGCGTAAGACTTGGCGACATCCTCTGTGACAATATTGCCATCGACAGCAATCTCGTAGCCATCAACGGACTCTGGTCTGCCTAACCTGTTGTAAATATTATCCAAATCCTCGTCGGTTGGGTTTACGGGGACTGGAATCTTGTCAGCACCAATCAGGCGCTGCGCATTGACGTAAGACCTCGCAAGGTTCTCTACATCTTTAATTGGGGAAAGACTTGGGTGGTCTCTCAGTTCCTCCGGTACCATTTGCAAGAAATCGTTACCAGACCCGCCTTGGGCCACCTCTGCCGGTGTTTCCAGCACAGTTGGCTCAGACTGGGCTACCTGTTCGATAGCTTCCTCTGACATAGTTACTCCTGTGTCATCATGTTGTGAATGTGAAGAAGAACGGCACGTTTGCCCTCTTCAAAGGCTGTGGCATTGGGGTCGCCCGCCACATAGCTCAAGGCCCGCCAGTTGGAACGCGCCTCAAGGTCTCTGAGAACCTTCTGCCCAGCTTCGCTGTTGAAGGTCTCGGTATACATATGTTTCAGCTTTTCGATGTCTTTCACGACTGAACCATCCTGACTGCCTGTGCAGCTTGTGCCGTTGTATATACATCCTCTTGGTCACGCTGACGCTGCAAAGCCTCTTGCTCTGCTTGCGCCCGCGCTTGCCGTGTCTCGTCAACTTCACGCTGAGAGCGCAGGGTTTTCTTGGGGACACCGAGGGCGTCGGTCACATGCCGGACAAGTCCGTCAGGGTCGATATGGTCGCCAACCGGCAGGCTTTGAGCCAGCGGTAGCAGGATTTCAAGAGCCCGCATTGTGTTGTTCAGGCTGCTGGACTTTTGAGCGCGGGCCAGAGGCGAAACGTACTCAATATCAATATCCAATCCCTGCAACACTTCTGGGGCCGGTGCCAGCATGTCGTTGCGCAGCATCAGTGCGAACACCCGGTCAATCAGCGGGCGAAGCAACTCGTTCATCAGACGGCCAAGAACCGGGCCAATGACACGCATACGCTCTTCCTGCCGCTGGATAACCTCAGTCGCAGTCATCTGCGGGGAGCCAGCAGTCAGAATCTGGTCAACATAGAACGCCTGACGGATAGCGGCGCGGCGCTGCTCTTCCATGTTCAGGCCAATCGGAATGTTTGCGCCAGTGTTCAGCGGCGTAATCGTCTCGCGTGTGCCGGCGCGGAAAAAGTTTAGGCCACCAGGCTGGGTGCGGATAGGCAGCAGAAAGCCGTCATCAGGCACCAGCAACGGCGGGTCAATCTGCTTCTGAGCCGCTTGGATGATGGTTTTTGACATAAGATTCAACATCTTAACGTCAGGCAGTGCCGTCATGGCCGGGCTGCGGCCCATGGTCTCGCCGGTAGCTTTCAGGAAGCGCGGAACCACATAGGGCAGTTCCTCAAAGCCACCTTCTGAAATAATCATGCCGGTTTGCTTGCAAACATAGGCCGACATATACGGCATGTTTAGGTTGTCTTGCTTTGTAACATCCCGTGCAATGCGCGGCAGGACCGCATGTAGAATCTCGACTTCCTCGTCGGGGGTCTTTTCAAATTTCTTTTGAATGAAAGTGCCGACAGCATCAAAGCCAAAGCGCTCCACAGTCTGCGCTGCGGTGGCCTTGTACATACGGAACACGGTGTTGACCATGCCGTACTGGTCTTCCGAAACGTAATACTCGGAAATGTGCCGGGTGCTGAACCGCAGCTTGTCACGGTCCATTTCGGCAAACATGCAGGCAGTGCCGAATACCACAAGGTCAACATAGGCTTCGTGGATTTCAGTCTCGAAGTTGGAGCGCTGGAAGGCTTGCATCATGCGCATACTGGTGTCTTGCAACCACTCGCGCACGTCATCGTCCCGGTTTAGCGCCTCGTCTTTGATGTCGAGGTGGAACCACGGTGATGCCCCACTGGTGAGCATACCGTGCAGGAAAGCAGCCATCAGGTCGATTGATTGCAGCGCAGTGCCGTCGTAAATCAACTCCATACGCTTTTCACCGCGAGAGCGCTTCTTCACGATGTCCGCTTTACGCGGGAGCATATAGTCAGCCAGTTCCTGATAATGGGTGTCCCAGTTATCCCGGCGGCTTTTAAGAGAATCAAATCTCTTGAGTAACGGTGCTGCTTCCTGTGCCATGCTTAACCCATCAAAGTTGGTTTGCCGTCAGTAGGCTGGACAGTTTGGCCAAGCGCACCGGCAACAATGGTTGAGCCGCGCCCTTTGCGACGGCCACGAGCCTCACGCTCCGCTTCCTCTGCCATAACTCGCGCACGGCCAATATCCGGCTCAGGCGGAGGGGGCGGGGGAG